TACCGTAACTCTTCCCACATGACCAGAGCAATCAAGGCCAACAGTACGACTTCCCATTGCTGTGTTTCCACCACCCACAGGGTTCCAAGCAGAAAGCTCTCTACTTTGAAAAAATCCCCCATCGGGTCTTGGATTTCTTAACGCTTGCGGGTCAGACATATTAATCAACCCCAGTTGTAACTGAGGATTGTCTTTATCAACTACATCTCGACCTACTAACATGCCGTTAGGTCTTCCAGCCTCTATCTGAGGGACAAGGTCTTTTAACTTGTACCGGAAACCTGTTCGGTCACAAAAACCAAAAGCATGTTTACCGCTGGCGTAATTGCTCATAGATACTGATAGCCGCCGGGAACAACGTCATAAGACGCTTTATCTCTTGCAGAGTCAGAAGCCATAGTCCACTGTTCTTCGTATATCTCTTTTAACATAGGTATTCGGTTTTCAGCTTGGGGTCTTTTCATTGCAATCATGTAAGCCAAGCCAGCGGTCAAACAAGTTAAGAACGTAGGAGGAATGCTCATTTCCAAAGAAGCTGGCGAGCCAGTATCCTGTATTCTTTCCATGTAGTAGTAACCAAACGTCCAAGTTTGAGATGAGTCAGGAACAGGCCACACGTTAATTGTAATTCCACTAGGCGCTCTTTCTACCCAATATTGAATAGGTCGCCCTTGAAGAAGCTTGTTCGTTTGCTGAGAATAAGTAGCAATCGACATGCGCTGCATAGTCAGGTCTGACTGCTTGCTAGAGTCTCCCGCATTAGTTCTCATAAAGGCTTCAACTATATCTATACGATCAGAAGGTAACGCATAAGCACCAGTTCCGGGCGTAAGAGTTAATTCGGCGTTCTTAACTGTCCACAGGCTCAAGCCTCTGTTCTGCCAATCAAGCATCAACAGGTTAAGACTTCTTCGAGCTGTCTTGTAATCGTAACCAGAACGCAGTTCCAAGCCACAACGCTCATACGCCTCTTCCATAATCTCGCCTAAATCAAGATTAAAGGTATAAGTTCCGCTAGTCGCCATTAGACAATTCTACCTCGCGTTTGTCCCTGAACAGCTTTGCCGTCACCGACCCTACCTCCAGTAAACATTTTTTTGTTGATTCCAGCCTCGCTCATAGCAATAGCCATCGCTTGGTTTCGATCAGTGACTTTCTTTCCAGAGCTAGACTTAAGCTTACCGTCTTTAAACTCTTTCATAACATAGCCCACTTTCTCTTTACCTTTCATATCAACATCTCCATCGCTTTCTGGCTTGTCGCAAACGACTGTTAGGGTCTTTTGCTGCTTTAGGAAACTTTTTCATTTGTCCTTCAGAACGAGCGCAATAGGACTTTCGTCTTTTTGCATTAGCCTTTGAGGGTTTCTTTTCTGTAACAGCGGTCTTTAATTTACTGCCGGGATTAGCCTTCCTGTAAGCTTTTACACCCTTATCTGTCATTCCTGCCCCTTTCTTTGTTGCTCGAAAGTTACCGGACTTAACAGAGGTTTTTATCCCCATGTCTTTTCTTTTAGTAGCGCCGCCTTTTTTTAAAGTGCGTTTTCGATTAGATGTCTTAGAAACTACGCTTAGGTTAGAGCGTTTGTTATTTCTAGGGTTACCATCCTTGTGATGAACATCTTTCCCATCGCCCTTTTTTACAGAGCCAGAAGCCTTTAAAGAATTTCGAGCAGCATTTCTGCCAGCTCTATTTTTCTTTTGAGCAGACTTCTTGTGATAATTATCGTATTCGCCTCGATAATTTCTAGCCATCAAACTGCGCCTTGTAAGCCTGCTTCACGAGAGTTTCTTTTTTTTCCCTGCGATCTAGCTCAACACCAAACTCACGAGCAAAGTCTTCTAATTGAATCTTTGTCATCTGATTCAGTTCAGCTTTAGACGTTTCTTCTACTTCCTCAACTACTTCTTTTTTTTTAGAAGAAGAGGAAGAACCACCCATGCTTTTAAGTTTTGCTTTAGCCTCAGTCTCTGTCATTAGCTCAAAGACTGCTATCTCAAGCTCACCATCCGAATTAGTGCTACCAATTTGATAAACCGGATCGCCGTTACTAAAGTTTCCGTTTTGAACTACTTCTAGTTTCTTAGCCATAATAAAATGCCCTAAACGCTTGCATACGTCTTAGTTAAAGTTAGGATCAAAAGATAAGTGTCGTTAGCGCCAGCATTGCTGGTGGTCACTAAAATATCTCCTGTCTTTCCCGCTGCTCCACTATTAGGGATACCTGTTGGGGTAAAGTCTAACTGGTCAGACCAGTTCTCTAATAGATTAAGCAAAGGAACATTAGTAGTGGCATCCCAAAATAATTCAACGCCCATACCTACATTAGAATAAGTTATTCCCTGCAACACAACGCCGTTACAAACTTGTCCGGTAAGAGGATCAGAACTTAAAGTAGAAACATCTACCAGAACCGCATCTGTTTGACCTGTCCCGTCACTAACGTTTGTAAACTTTAAGACAGCATTTCGTGGGCCATCCTCAATTACTTGGCTGGTAAGTGCATCTGCCATATAAACCTCCAGTAAAAGCGGGGCAAGCCCCGCTATAATCTAACCGCTAAAAGGGGTTGCTAAAGTTGAGCTACCAAGGTTAACACCTTGAACTAAATAACGATTAGCAAACACAGCAGTTATAGAGAAATAACTTCCTGCTACACCACCAGTCGTTGTTCCATTGAAAACTAACTGGTAGTTAGAGGAGCCATTTGGCTCAAACACATGGACAGCACCCAAACCAGCTTTACCTTGAACCATTGATCCAATCATAATATCGCCCACAGTGGCGCTTCCAATGGTGGTGCTTGATCCAGAAGAGGTTAGCATAAGAAAACGGTACTCAATTCCCACATTGCTTAATGTGTTAGGGCCGCCACCTTTGCGGAAAGGGCCAGCAGAAGCAACAAGGCCATCTGCATTTATAGTAGGAAGAGTAATAGTTAGAGTGGAGTTATTGATAAGAATTAGTTTACCCGCATGATCGGTAGGGTTAATTGTAGTATCAGCCGTTAACGCAACTACTGATTCTGGCCCTTGATTGTAAGAACCACCCATTGATCTGATCGGGCCTTGGAATGTTGATAAAGCCATTATAGTTACCTCTTTACGAAAGGATTAGTCTTAGCGTCTTCGTAAACGTCCACTTGGCTGGTCGCTAAAACTTTATGTACCAAGAATAAAATAAGGGGCGACCAAAGCCGCCCCCTATCGTTTAGGAAGTACCCGGAGAACCGTATATTCCTAGTGGGTCAGAGACACCGAAGCTGTAACGCTCTCGCGCCTTGTAGCGCACGTTACCAGTATCGAAGTCACCGTCCATTGAAGTTTCAAGCGCAGTACGCTCAAAGTGCTTCATGCCATTCGGTACATCAGTGATGATGTAGAAAGCGTTGGTGTCAGTCAGATAGTGATTGACAGCGTAGCCTTCAGGAATGGAGCCATTGTTTTTAATGGCATTGATGTCGTTATCAGATGTACTGACACGCAACTCTGAATCTAGGATTCGAGTAGCAACAAACATCAGGTTAGGTGGAACAATCAAACGTCTTGGTCGAGCCGCAATAAGAAGTCCACGCTCATCGGTGTAAGCTGCAATCGCAATGATCGCATCTTCCAATGAAGTCTCATTCAAATCAGCCGCTGTTGCAGGACGGTTTGAGTTAAAACCACCATTAACTTGAGGGTGACCACCACCGCCAGCTACGCCATCGCCAACCGCAGTAAACAAGTTAACACCATCGCCAGATTGATAAGCGTTAGTGAAACCATTGTTTAGTGGGAAGGCAGCTTTAACTTGCTTGGTGTAAGCCATCGCTCTTGCCAAAGCTTTAGTGTATCGCTGAGACAAAGACGCATAGAGGTTATCCTCCATTGCTTCTTCAGTAATAGCGAAACCCTGAGCTACAGTCTCGTGAGTATAGCGAGCAGTGAAAGCTTCTTGTGCTGAATCATAATTGATTGCAGAACCTTCAGGCTTCACAGGCGCAGCGCCAAATCCACTCAACTTTACTTCTTCTTCAAACGAACGGTCAGAAGATTCAGTTTCGTAAATCATTCTGTCCTCGTCTTCGTACTTTGCATACTCTAAGCCAAACAGGGCGTTAAGACCCGGAAGTAGCTCTTTGAGCATTTGCGCTCTTGATATAGCCATTCGCTAAGCCTCCTATATGCCTGTGGCATTTCTGTATTGATGCATTCCAGCATTATAGGTTAACAACACATCCGTAAATGCGTCACCTACAGTGCTATCTGGGCCGTCCATAAACTCTATAATCCGTAAAGGAAGAGTATTCGTAGTGGCAGCAGTAGAAGCGTTAACTGAGTTATGGCTTCTGCCAGCTTGAACAGTACCCGCCGTCTGAACAATGGCAATGTTATTGCCAAGAGTAGTTTGTGCTAAAGCGGCGTTTCCTTGCATCCTAAAAACTGCATCAGGATCATCAAGAACATAAGCCATAGCATCAGACGCTACAGTTCCTGTAGGCCACATTTGATTAAATGTAGGCTGACTGGTGTTAGGGTCAGTGTAAAAACAACCCATAAAAATACCAATCGGAGTTGCTGTTGCAGTACCAGTATCTTTTTCGATAGTTCCGGTATTGACCAGCTTTACAAAATCGCCATAAAAAATATTAGCCGCATAACCGCTGGCTATTTTTATATGACGAACCTTTCCAGAGAACGAACCACAGGCAGATAAACCGCCAACTGGTTCTGCTCCCATAGGGGTTGCAGTCGCAGACATAGTAGTCTCCTATTGTCATTAGTGAAGACAGCCCCTTAAAGAACCATCCTCAATGTTTACTATAAGTTGTCCTGCTCGACCTATCTTTGATGAGAGGCATCACAGGGTTTTCTTCTCGCAAGAAACTATTGTCAACCGCATCCATCTGATTTTGAGCTAAGTTGCTGTAATACTTATCTCTCTTTGTAATTTCCTCTTCAGGAATTTTACACAACAAGAGACCGCCTACCTCAACATTTCCTTTAAATTTGGAATCAACATCAGACATCACTTTTAACTCAGGATGATCTTCTGCTTTCACAGGTATCCATCCTTCACGCATCTTTTGCGAGACATTCGTGTTGTCTGCCTGTCCCAGTGAGCTGGTACGAATCCAGCGAAACCTCCAACCCTTTATAGGAGTTGGATCGGGTAGAGCAGACGCAGGTCTCCAAGCATCGCTTGGTCTAGCTTGATTACTGCGTTCTTCTTCAGAACGTGCGGTGGTATCCACCTCTTTTGCGCTAATATCTTCTGACATTGCTTTCTCCTACATTTTCATGAATTCAGCAGCGTACTGTTCGTTGGTTATCCCAAGCTTCTTAGCGACATCAGCTTGAGACTTGGTAAGTCGTAGTTTGCGTGTTTTAGCTCCATTGTTTCGTTTTGATGGAGCGACCACGTTGGTATTACTGCGAGGCTGCGGAGTAGTCCGACTTACGGGAGTTTCCTCTACTACTTCCTCTTCCCCAAAATAATCAGGGAATCTAGTTCGCATTCTTTTATCGACTTCAGAATAATAACGCTCTTCCTGAGCGACAGGGTCAATGCCTAACTCTCTAGTTAGGGTGTCATGTATTGCATAACCTACCGCTGTCATCTCTTTGTGAAGAGCAGGAACCTGTTCTCCTTCTCTTGCGGTTGGTTGGAACCAAGGGTTCTCACCTTGCCACTTTACCTGAGCCTCACTAAGTTTTGGCCTTTCAGGAATAGGTGGCGCTGTTTCCTCTACAGGAGGCGCATTCTTTAAGCGTTGCGTTCTCCCGGCTATATCTCTCTGACGAATCTGAGCATCAGTTAATAACTTTTGAGCTTCAGCAATCTTCGATGTATCACCTGACTCGTGTGCAGATTTAAACTCTTCTTCAGCCTGTTTTATTTCTAGGTCTGTTTTCTTGCCAACAGAATCTAAAATGGCTGTCTCACCTTGGCGCAACAGCTTTTTCATTTTCTGATTTTCGTCATGAAGCTTTTTGGTAATGCGTTCATGTTCGCTCAGCGTCCGTTCCACCTCTCCCCTTTTACGGCGATCAGCGTGATTTACGGCTCGCAGTTTGTTAATACGCTTCTGTACTTTTTGACTATAACTTTGAAGTTCTTCTTCAGTAACATCATCATCATAATCAACAGTTTCAGCCGCTTCCTGTCGAGAAGGCTTTCTCTCCTCCTCAGGAGTATCATCAATAATCTCTACCGAATCATCTACGACCTCTTCCTTCACTCGTGATTTCACGCCAAAGAATTGATCTTCAGAGGTAGTCTCGGTCTCTGTAATTTCTGCACTCATACCTTCATCACTCCTCTAGGGTCTTCAACCACAGCTTCTACACTGTCATCGTTAATTAATCTAAATTCTTTTCCGTGAACCTTAAACCGAGTACCTGAATAAGACCTCATAATAATGAAATCTCCTTCTTTGCAGTAAGGCCCGTTAGGAAAACGCTTAGTATCTCCATAAGCGTCAGCACCTAAAGTTAATACAAAGCCTACAATAGAGCCTACTTCCTCACGCTCAATAGTTTCTTGAGCTTTAAGGATTCCTCCATCGCTGGCTTTCTCAGGTTCAGGTAAAGAAATAAGAATTTTATACCCTTGAGGTACGGGAAGCTGATGAGCTTTTCTAGCTTCCTCGTCAGTAGACTCAACGCCTACAGAACTTACACTTGCTAATGCTTCAGTCATTAGTTTTCCTAGCACTGGAATTAAGTGTCCAGAGTCACCATGCACCGCACTATGCGGAGATTAGTTTTCTTCTATGGTTTCCACCATATCAAGCAATTCTCTTTCAGCCAATGCGAGTCCTTCTATAATCCCGCAACACTTCTTGTATTCTTCAATCGTTTTGCAACCGTCACCACTAATGTGATCAGCCGTTTCATTCATGTGCGCTCTTATTTTCTTTTGCAAATGAACTAGCAGATCACCATCACTCATCGTCACGATCCGTTATTTCTTTGGTTCTTTCGTCAACCATAATTTCTTTTGCTATCTCAACGCCCAGTTTAGCGCCCTCAAGCTTGTCTTGTGAAGCAATCTTTTTAGATTCTAACTCTTCTTTAGTGCTGGTTTCGGCAATCTTGACACCTAACTTAGCGCCTTCAATCTTTTCAGTAGAGGCAATTCTCTCAGCAGTCTCGGTAAGATCAGCATCAATCTTCGCCAGATCAACCTGCGTCTTAGCTGTAATCTTCTTATCTTCAAGTGCAAGCTCTTCCTTCTGCAACTGAAGCACTGGGTCTTGAGCTTGAGCTGCCATTTGTTCAGCTTCCATTCTTTGTATTGATTTACCTGTAAGCTGTTCTGCCGCAGGAACGACCAGCTTGGCTAGTCGAGTTTCCACATCCTCTGGCAACGTAGAATCAACCGGAGGTAGATGCGTACCCAGCTCGCGCTCAATGTCTTGTCGATACTGAAAGGCAACGTGTTCCGCAATGTGAGCATTCATAGCAGCCTGTTTAATCTGAGCATCAGGCGACAGGTTTAACTTCTCCGCTATCTGAGGATCATTTACTGCTGCCAAATGAATCTTGATGTGGGCTTCATGGTCTTGGTAGATAAATGCTTTGACCGGATCGCCAATAATAATGTTCATGTTCTCTGACACAGGATCAGTAGGCTTCATGTCATCTTCGTTAGGGACAATCTTATCAGCATCGCGTATACCTAAGACTTCCAGCATCTGTCGATGCAATAACGGAAGGTTATACATCTGAGGTGCTTGCTGTGCTAACTGAAGCGCCGCTTGATACTGCATAATTCTTTGAGCCATCGTGCCTGCGTTAGGATCACTCACAGGAATGATGTCTACCCTGTCATCGAAGTCCTCAGAAGTAACCGCTTGCTCTTCTGACTCGTAAGGGTAAGCTGTCGGCCCTTCCTCAGCCACAATAGTGGAAAGGATTCTAAGCTCTTCCTTCATGGAAGCGTGAACACGAGCCTGAACCGCGCTGATCACCTTCATCTCGCGCTCAAGTAGCGCAAGCGTTGTACCAACCGGAGCTTCACCGTTGATATCCGCTGCTTTTACGTCACCCGCAGAAGCAAATCGCCTTCCATCCTCTACAATCTCCTGCAACATCTGGTGAAGTACAGCCGATGGCTCCTTATACGGCAGGAATGTAATGTTATCTTTGATTACGCCGCCCGGAACGTCCACATCTCGGAATTCT